AATCCGTATTTCTGCGAGCGTAGGCTGGAGAGCGAGCGCCATGGGTCCCCGTCAGGTGGTGGGAACCGGCTCCAGAATCGTGGCCTTGAACTGCGTCGGCGCACTCGGCGCTCTCGGAGGTGCGTCTGCTGCGGCTTGCAGCTTCGCGGCCTCGATGGTGGACCGGATCATGTTCAGGTTCAGCCCCGTCTTGCTGGCGAGCGACTTGGCATCGACATGGGGCAGGCTGTCGATGGTATGGCCGGCATCCACGAGCTTCGCGGCCTGTTCGGGCTTCATGGCCGGAACATTGAGCTTCATGATGTCCTCAATCAACATGCCAACCGTCTGTTCGGCATCCGGGACCTCACCGCCGGCACTGGGCAAGGTCACGGTCTGGCAGGCTTCGAAAGCCTTGAGGAAGATGTCGTCGATGGGGTAAACCTTGCGGAAGGTTTCGAAACCATAGCGGGCGGCGAGGCGGGACATCTCGCCCTCGGCGTTCAGCTCTTTCGCCTTGCTGTTCGGCGGGAAGCCGGCGGGAAACTCGGTCAGCTCTTTCACCCAGGTGGCGCGGTCGCCGTTCGTGTTGTACGTCACCTGGAGCAGCGGCTTCTCGTACGCCGGCACCGCCAGGAAATGGCTGGTGCCTCTGGGAACGAGGAAGGGTTTAAGGGCGATGAGCATGTGATCTCCTACTCGCTGGTCAGCCTACCAAAACTAAGCCCCCGGTGCAAGCACCGGGGGCCACCAAGACAGCAGGAGTAGGAACTGCTGTTTTAGGCTAGTTCAGCTCAGACCACGGTGGCCGGGTCGACCGCCACCACGAGGTTGGCGTTCGGGACGAGGACCACGGGCGCGAGGCGCGAGTCGGTCGACATCCGGGTGAACCGCTGATCCGGCGGATCCTGCGGGTAGCTGACCTGCAGATCCATGCCGGCGGGGCAGCGGGTCTGGATGGTCTTGCTGGCGATGCCGTAGGCGCGGCAGGAGAACGGAACGCCGTTGTCCGGGGTGCCGATCTCGTCGAGCAGATCCAGGGTGGGATCGTATTCCAGGTTCATGCCGGCGTGGAAATGCTCGGTGTCCATCACCGCACCGTCGATCTTGCCGACCTTGCTGACCTGGGTGTTCGAGGTGAAGCCCTGGTTCAGCGTTTTCCACTGGGTGTGGCCGTCGAGGAACTTCGAGCCGCAGAGCCAGCGGTCAACCCGGCTGGAGCGCCCGCGCCCGTTCAGGTTGGCGGCGCGCAGAGCCAGGGTCAGGCCCCGGATCAGGTTGCCGCCAGCGGCGCAGGACAGGGTGTTCAGGTTCACGCCCTGGAGCAGACCGCCGATGTTCTGCAAGATCGGGTTGGCCGCGCGATCCTTGCCGCCGATGGTGCCGACCGTGGGGTTGGTGCTGATGAGCTGGTCGAGGCCGGGGGGCAGAAGGGGATCGGTGCTGTAGTGCAGCACGCGGTCCATGAGGACCTTGAAGTTGTCGAAGTGGGTTTCGACCTTCTCGGTGAACAGGTCGCAGAGGCGGTTCACCTCGTCGGCGCTGTTCTTCTTGGCGAAGGTCTTGCTGCGCGGCTCGTTGTACTTGATCGTGTAGCCCTGATCGAGCAGCTCGGTGTGGACGAACTCCAGGCCCATGTGGATGTTGTAGAACTCGAACTCCATCGAGAGGTCGATTTCCAGCCCGGCGAAGCCGAGCGGCATGCGGCCCGTCCAGCCCTGGAGCTGCTGGTCGCCAGCGACCTTGAGGTTGACCTTGGTCTTGCCACCGGCCTGGCCGGCGTCGGTCTTGCGCTTGCCCCAGAACAGGTCAAGGCCGGGCATGGCCTTGCGATCGACGGCGATGGTTTCGCCGCGGTTCAGGACATCGGTCGACACCGCGAAGGCGGTTTCACGGATGAGGGAGGGGGTGAGGATGGGCATGGTGATGGGTTCCTGGCCTCACCCCCGTGGGGGATCAGCCTGTTGAGTAGTCGTGGAGAAGGCGTTCGCGGGCAGACTTGAACACGGGCTTGGCGGGCGTGGGGGTAGAACCAGGACGGAGCGGGGGTGTGCCGATGCGGGGCTTGGGGGCCGACACCAAGATCCGTTCGATCTCGGTTTCGTACACCGTGTCCCAGACCTCGGGGAGCGCCTTGCGCGCCTTGAGGGCTGCCGAGAGCGCGGGCTGGATCTCTTTCCAGCGGGCATCTCCCAGCTTCACCTTGTACCGTTCACCGACCGCGACCATGCGGGCAAAACCCGCGTCCTGGCGCTGCTTGTGCTGGGCTGCCGGGTCGGCTGCCGGCGCGACTGGCGCGACGGCGGCTGGGGCAGCGGGAGCAGCGGGGGCAGGGGTGTTCGGCTGTTCGGGTGCAGGGGTGTTCGGCTTCCCGAACATGGCGCGCAACTGCTTCGCCACCTTCGGGGTGATGTCCACATCTTCCTCCCACTGAGCCAGCTTCGCCTCGAAGTCGGCGGGCATGGCAGCGGTGGTCGATGCGGGGACGAGTCCGGCTTTGATCGCGATCTGCTTCAACTGGGTGCGGGCGGCTTCGTCGCCGACGTGGACGCCGAGGCCGAGAGCCACCCAGGCCCGGTAATCTGCCGGGTCGAGCTGGTGTTTCTCGCACGTCTCGATGATGTCCTTGCCGATTTCAGCCAGCGGCGCAGCTTCCTTGATTCTGGTGATGAGCCGGTTGACCTTCCGCCGGTACTCGGCGGGCTTGAGCGTCTTGGCACTCTCGTTGGTCAGCTCGACCATATCCTGGTCAGCCGCATCTGCTGGCGTGTCCTTGTCCGCATCAGGTGGGGGCGTTTCGGCTGTCTCCGGGGTCGCCGGAGGGGGTTTGGCCTCATCGTCCTCTGACGGGGGTTCTTCCTCCACACCTGTGAGCTTGGAAATGAGCTTTTCCCGTTCGGACTGGATATGCGGTTCCGCTTCCGCCTTGGGCGGGGGATCCGGCCTCTCCGGTTCGGGGGAAATGCCATCTCCAGGCTCTGCTGGGGAAGGGGCCGGGTCTGCGGCTGGCGCAGGATCGGCGGGGGCGGTCTGAGGTTCCTCGGCAGGGGACGCGGCTGGCACGTCATCCTGCAACGGGGTCACATAGACCTTGGGTTCGTCGGCCATGTTCTAGCTCCTACTCGGGTGAAGTCAAACTGGGCCAGGGACGGCCCCAGGGGACGGCGGGCCGCGCTCGGCCATGGTTGGTGCGCCCTCGCCGGGCGTCGGCTCGGGCTGCGCGCCGTTGCCGACTGGCGGGCCACCGGGGGCCGGGCCGGGGGGCTCGGGGCCAGCGCCAGGCAGGCCCACGGGCATGCCCTGGGCGGCCTTGAGCATCATCTTCTCGGGCGTCATCAGGTACTTCCGCCAATCGTTCTTGCCCATGTCGTAGCAGATGTCCTCCAGCAGCGCCTCGCCGTCGAGCGGCAGGCCAAGCCCTGGGGCCAGGCCCGCCAGCATTTCGTAGACCTTGAGGTTCTTTTCAGCGTCGGGCCTGCCGGTCGAACCTGCCCGCACTTCGAGCTTGAGGTAGCGAAGGAACGTCTCGCGCTCCAACAGCGGGACATAGGCCTGGGGACCACAGATTTTCTTCCAGTTTTCCTCCGGGAAAAACTGATTCGCCATGTAGGCAAAATCATACATGATGTCGTAAATCAGTTCCTCGACCAACCCGCGACGGAAGTCGGTCTGCACGCCCATCTGCTCATTGGCGATGGCGGCGGTGGTCGCCAGATCCCCGTCGCCGGTGCCGGCGGCGTTGCGGCTGATGCCGCTCATCATCTCCATCTCCATCCGGGTTTCGTTCCGGTTGTAGAGGTCGGGATTGAACGGCAGCGGCTTGGTTTCAGCAAAAGCCTTCTGGATCTCGTCGGGCGTGTCCAGCTCGATGACCTGATAGGGGTGTGATTCCTCCACCTCTTGCTTCTCGACCTTCGAGAGTGCGCCGCGCTTCACGAAGATGCGCGGGAACGCGGCAGCCTGAGCCTCAGCCTCCATCGTGCGCCGGCGGTTCAGCTCGACCTGGAGCTGCTTGGTCAGCAGAGTGTCGGAGAGCGGGAGCGGGCGACCGGTGACGCGGTTGAAGGGCAGGAAATAGAAGGTGTACCAGCGGCGAC